CAGAAATAATCACCGAATATGGAATCTTTGAAGGTGACTTAATTAAATACATCAATAAAATGATACGTTATATTGATGAAATAAATGAAGGTTATATTATGAAAAATAATCTTAAAATGGTAGAAATGTTAAATAAAATTAAAGGTAAATTACAGAGAGATATTATCTCTAATGAATCGCTATATTTGCGACTCTGATTATTTTAAAATTCAAAATTTTTATCAATTTCAAATGCCCATTTAAATTTCTCTTGTAATGATTTATTAAATATTTTATCAATCGGTATATCATGTGTTTTCATAAAAGCAACTGTTATTCGAGGATCTATATAATTTATCTTTGATGTTCCCAAAGATAAATTTTTTAATTCTTGTTTTAATCCCAACTTTGTTTTTAATGTTCTAATCTTGGATTCGTATTTTTTAGGATTTTTTGAATTCTGTTTATTTTCTCTTAATGTTTTTATCTGTTCTTTTAATTTATTAGTCTGTTCATTGAAGTTTTTAGAGATATTTTTTTGATGATTACATAATAAAGCAACTTTAGCATTTGCTTTATTAAATCCATCTAATAATAAGTCAAATTTATCATCTTTTGTATAATCCATGTATTTTTTAGTTATTGTTTCTAATTCATTTGCAAATAAATTACTAGCATTAAATGTTCTAAATACTTTGGCGGTTAAATCATTCATAAATGTTTTTAAGTATTCATTTAAATCACTGGTAGTTATTTTATCAAATATATCGTCACCTTTATCTTTATTATTTTTAAATTCAAGAATATTTTTATATATAATTGGATCAACTTTAACTTTTCTTACATATCGTACACTGTCTTTTCCTAAAAAATCTAATTTGATTTCATTATCATCAAAGTTATCAATATGTTCAACTCTCAATGATATCACTCCCACTGTATCTGCTTCATCATCCCCTTTCTCATTTCCAACTCTTAAAGCAAAATTATCTATAAAATATAATGCCGTCGCTAATTGCTTAGTTTTAGTATTGTCACTCAATAAATTTTCATAATTTTTTGATCGAATAACTTTAATATGTTTTTTTAGTCTTCTTACTGTCTCAAATTTATCTAAGTCTCCTTGCGCTTTTATTTCCGATTTATCAGATAACCAAACATATTTTGTCTTACTAGTTATATCATCTTTCCAACTTGCTAACCATATACTATTCTTTTCATGAACTATATCTCCCCATTTGTGACCATCTTCTACAGCAGGAATAGGAGCATCCTTACTCAAATTTAATGTAATGTCTTCCGCTTGAATTCTTCTTTTAATTTTTCCTATATATGGATGACACCCTCTACCAATAAATAATGAAGGTGGTTCAACAATATAATTTCCAACAGGCTGTGCTTTACCATCAATATAAGCCACTTTATATTTTTCGGTGTTTTTTTCTTTTATATTTTTAATTTCTTCTTTTTCTTGTTTTGATAAATTCTTCTTTTTTTCTCTTAAATCTATTATGTATTTGTAAATTAATGAAAAATCACAATTTTCTAAATCTTTTATTATATTCGTCTTCCCCAATATTTTTGACCAATCTTTCCAAAAATTCTTTTTGAATTTATCGATCTTGTAATATTCTGTATCTATATATCGCGAAAAAATAGTAGCATATTCTTCTTGTTCCGGTGTAAGATTAATCTTTTCTCCTCTATATATAAGTGGAATATTATGTGGTTCGTACTTTGGTGGGAACACTACACCATTATGATGAAATGTCGTCCATTTAATATTTATCTTTCCACCCGTTTGACTAACAATAGTTGGTGTATCTTCTTGGAATTGTAAATTTATAAAATATTCAGTTAGTAATTTTTTACTCATATACTAATTAAGAAAAATATTATAAACTAAATGCGAATATATCAACTACCGTTATTCCAACTAATAATCTTATCTAGATACTCCAGTTTCACATTCATATGTTTTCCATTATTTTTTCCAGTATCTTCAATCACAATACAACTGTAATTATGATTCAAACTTGTTGCTAAATGATGATAACATTCATTTGGATCTGAACTCGGTATCAATTCTATTATTTCACATCCTTCCGGAGCAAATAACATATTTGTTAATCCAGCTCCATGTGCTGCTAAGATATATTTACATTTACTAAATAATTTAATTGTTTCTGAAAATGATAATTCTTCAAATACAATCCATTTAATATTTGTATTTTCCAAATGTTTTACAATTTTATTAAAATTTAATATGGTTCTCTCAGTTTTGCGTTTAATAATAATACCTAATTCTTCAGGTTCAAATTTAATTATGTTTTTTTGTTTCATATAATTTCTAATTAATTGTAATTCAGATTTAGCAGGAACACCTGATTTACTCATATGTGTTAAAATACATTCTTTAATATTTATAACTATATCAGAAATAGGTTTAATTATTTTATTTGTAAAGTTAAATAAATCTAATATTTCTTTTATATAATTATTATTATAATTACATATAATTGGCATATCTTTATCAAAATTATTAATCTTTATCATATTAGGAATTTCATCTATTAAAAAATGATAATAATTTTCTCCCCATACACTTTGAACATAAGCCCATTTTTCAATCGCTAATTGCTGCACGATATTTAATTTAGGTATCAATGTAAAATTAATTAAATTATTATGATACCATATCGCATTTACTTTTTTATAGATTGTATAAACATCGTGATATGTATATTGATCAATTTCTGAAAAATAATATGAAAATGTTTTTTTGTGATTTTCAAACATTTCTACTATTTTTTCACCAGTTATTTTGTACTCATTCGTTTTATTTATTTCAATATTCGGATCTTTGTATAAAATTATGTTCTCTCCAGATAAATTCATTATAATAATTATTATGAATTTAGTTTTAAATTAACTACTTAACATTGTTTACTTTTAGACTGTATACTTTACTATATCTGGTCATCGTATCAGGTTACCATATCAGGTCATCGTATCTGGTCACCGTATCTGGTCACCGTATCTGGTTACCGTATCTGGTCACCGTATATGGTTACTATATCTGGTTATCAACTTATTAATTAGGGTCCATATATTCTAAACATCTTCATAATAGATTGAAAAACGAAACCAACATTAATTCTAAAATTATAGAAATCTGTTTCGATTACGGATGTATTAATATCAGAATAATCCATGGATCCATTCATATAATTTAGTGATTGTTCAATTTGTTGTAATAATTCATATTTAGTATTTAAGTTCTTTTGTGCCTTAGCATTACTTATTTGACCATCTAACCATATTTTAAATGCTGGTTGAATTGCATATAATTGATTTTGTGATATTAAGATATTAATATTTGTTAAAGATATATTTATTAAATTTGTTAAATCGGCATAACTTAATACAGCACTTGTAATCGCATTTTCTTTTGAAATTAAGAAATCAATTTCATTATTAATATAATATGGTTTTTCGATAGAAATATATGTTGATGGTGTTAAATTAGCATCTACTTTTTGTACTTCATTTTCTAATAAACTAGTTAAATATAGATTATTATTAGAAAATGTTAAATCTACTACTCCATTATAATTTAATGTAAAATCTGTAATTACATTACTGTTTGCATTTATTTTTAAAACTCTACCTAATCCACTATCTGCTACATACAAATATCCTGCATTATAATCTATACCCCTTGGATAATTTAATCCAGTAACTATGACTGTTGATACTCGGTCAGTTTTATTTATTGATATAATTTGATGATTAAAGGTATCAGTAATAAAATATTTATTGCCAACGCTAATTGCTTTAAATGGATTATTCAATCCAGTTTTAAGTGTTGTACTAACAATATCTGTTAATTCAAATGGATCAATTGTTTGTAAATTATTTCGTGTACACATTAATATATTAGATGTATCATTTGTAATTCCATTAATATTCACATTTGATATACCCAAATATTCAGTTATTCCATTCTTATTTAAATTATATAATTTATTTTCATTCGAATAATATGTATTTTCATCTAATTGTGTTATTCCTGAATTGTTTTTTTGATAGGCATTGATAACTCGATTATTATATATATATAAAGATTGTTCGTCTATATTTATCCCACGATTCTCTAATACCATTTCGTTATTTTGTGTTAAGTTATTATATAATTTAATCTTATTGTCATATGATATATAATATATATTACCGTGGTTATCAGGAAGAGTTATGATATTTGCATCTATATCAGTTATGTTAGAAATATATTGACCATTTAAATGTGTAATATGAATGTTACTATTATCCATTAGAACATATACATTTCCAGGAGAAACTTTCATATCAATTACATTACCAGATCTAGTGCCATTAAAATTGTTTAAGTAATACATTTCATTTGTATTATTAATATCAAAATACGAAATATTATTTCCATCTAAAATATAAACTGATTTATCATTATTAATAATCTTTGATGGATTTTTATAATTAGTCAATGTACATGTTCCAAATGGAACTATATTAGATCCTGTAAATGTATATGTATTATCCAATGTTAAATAATGGAGATTTGAATATTTTATTAATGTTTGTTGATCAAATGTATATATGTATTCATTGTAATAAGCAAGACAATTTAATTTGTTGAAATTATCGAAAACTCTGCTTATTACACTTAAGTCTGGCGCAACCATATATAATCCAGAATCAGTAGTAACTAATACATTATTTAATTCCGCACTATATTTAATACTACTTATTATAATATCTTTATCCAATAGTTCTTTTAATACAATATTCGATTGTAATATAATATTACCATCTATTATTTCATAATTTAAAATATAACCATTATACAAACATCCTACATACAAATTACCAGTATTATTAGAAATATCAATATCCGTTAATGATAATGGAACACCTGATTCTAATTCAATTGGATAATAATCTCTCCTAGATACAGTATCAGTACTATTAGTAATTAATTTAATTACTTGATAATTAATACTGTCAGCAATAAATACATTACCTTTATATATTCTTATACTTTGATAATTATCGTAAATGTTTCCCATAAAATATGGACTAGTAAATGTATCGAGTTCATTCAAATCCAAGTCAAATTTTCGTATATAATTATTAGTTCCAACTAAAAGATTTGAATTATATTCAGTAATACATTCTGGATTTAAATTCAAATTTAAATCTAATATAACCTGATTAGTATCTAAATTTATTTTCTTTATGTTTTTAACCTGATCAACTACATACACATTACTATTATTTTGATAGGTATTAAAAATTGGTGTGGAGAGACTTAGTACATTTGCGACATTTGAATAACTAGAAATTTTATATTTGTCTCTAGTAGTAGCATTTTGAATATAAATGTAATTTGTGTCTAATTCTATACGATTATAAACACTATTATTTAATAATGAATCACTTCTAATTACTGTTGTATTAATTAATGATCCTTCTAGATTTTGAATTAGTTTTTTATTATCTATGAAATCATACGTTGATGAAATTGGATTATATGAAATGGCATTTAATGGTAGATCATTTGTAAATACTTTCGCATATACATTACTAGTTGGATATACATGTTTTACAATACCGTCGTTTTTAGTGTATATAAAATCAAGATTTGTATTATATTTATAGTAAGCATTAATATCTGAATTAGAAAGATTTAATGTCTTTGGAAATTCATTAATGATATTACTAACAATAAAAATATTACTATTATTTATGATATATTTTTCAGTACTGTTAAAAGCATAATCTATAATATTAGAAAAATTTAATTCAAAAGTACTATAATGATTTCCGTTACTAATTACAAGATTACCATTTACCAAAGAAACTAATTCTGTAGTATTATTTGGATCATATTGATTATATCTCATTGAATCAACACCAGTAACATTGTAATTATAAAAAGTATTATTTTTATCAAATCGATAAATGTTATTATTTTCAGTATAATAAATATAATTTCCATCATAAATTATATTTTGATATGGAGTTAATGAAGTTACTTTTGGTTCGGTATATTCTATTCCATCTTTTGTATAGATAGTGTAAATAGGTTGATTGTATTCATAATTACTTTGAGTATATAAAAGTAATCCATCATAAGTCATACTAATTAGGTTTGATAATCCTAATATGACATTCCCAGTAATATTATCCAAGTAATTTGTTTTTAAGATTTTAGTTGGATAACATGTATATAAATTCTGATTATCTGATGCCATATCTACTGTTGAACCAACAACACCATTTAATTTAGTTCTTACATTAGTCGTTAAATTATATTTATAAATAAAATTATAATCATCATATAATATATAATTTGTCTTTACATTAAAATTAATGATTGGGCCATTTATAAATATACTATAAGTGTCGTTTGTGAAATTATATTTATATAAATCACCATCATCTAAAATAAATATACTATTACTATTCGGACCATTATTAATGTATTCGATTCGCTCACCATAAAATATAGTTATGTTACTCGAAAGTGTTTGAATATGATTAGTATCTAAATTATACGAGTATACAGCATCATCTAGGATATATAAATTAGAACCATCATATGTAATTGATTTAATATTATTTAATGATGCTCCTGATAAATTATTTTGCAAAATATTTTTATAACTACCATAATTTTTCTGAACCTTAGTTAATATTCTCATTAATATAATATTATATATTATATTTTATATATGAATCTAATTAAAAATTGATTATTATATATATTTAAACATAAATTTATAAAGAAATATATACAGATGTCAAAAAGAAGATTATCGTGGACTGCTTCAAATATTACCTCTCGTTCTCTCTCCAAGCGACCGAATAAGGAAACAGCAGAAGAAGAAGAGGAAGGAGATGATGGATTTGATTTTTCAAAGTTACTAAAAGGTCCATCTAATCCATCTTGCTATTCAATTGATAATAATATTTATTTTAATGATGAAATTGCTATGGAAACAGTTTCCGTTCTTAATAAAGAATTACGTAATCTTCAAAATAAACTACTGACTGTTTCAATTAAGATGGGAATTGAACCTCCTCCTATCAAATTACATCTTACTACATATGGTGGATCAATTCATGCAGCCTTTTCAGTAATTGGATGTATTAAATCAAGTAAGGTACCTGTTCATACGATAATTGATGGTTATGTCGCATCTGCTGGAACATTGATTAGTGTATGTGGAACAAAAAGATTCATGCATAGACATTCGAGTATGTTAATTCATGAATTGAGAAGTGGGACTTGGGGGAAAATGAGTGTGATTGAGGATGAAGTTGAAAATCTCAAGAAGATGATGGGAAAAATAAAGGAAATTTACACCGAACATACTAAACTAAAGAAGAAAGATTTGGATGCTATTCTGAAGAAGGATAATGATTGGTATGCGGATGAGTGTCTAAAGAATGGACTGGTGGATGAGTTAATTTAATTTATAAAGATATAGATATATTTTTATAAAATTGCAAGAGTTCAAGTAGAAATATTTGTTATAAAAGAAGATTGTAGTCGTTCTTTCCTCAATGTTTTCCTTCTATCGTTACTCCGTCCCCATGTGTTTATAGGTCTTCAAAGGCGTCCCCTTAAAAATTTGGCTTATGCTTTTACACACCTCCAAAGACTATCCATCAACGGGGGACCGGTCCCGCAAAGATGGATGCACATTTTTCGGGGGGGGTAGCAAATCCCCCCCAAATCCTGCGTATCAATTTAGCGACAGATGAATGTCGTGGCGTCGGTCTTAGGGCTAGCACCAAAGACGCCTACATACAATTCTAGTTGACTTGTCCAACATAAATCGGTTTGCGCGTAGTTTTCTCTACGTCCTTTCAGCGGATGAACCGCCAATCGAATTTACCAGTGCTGCCCGCACACTTGGTAAATGGAATCTTTCTCGCGATATCCTTGCGCCTTCCGTGGTTGATCAGTCCACAGTCAGTGCCACCCTTGTGGGGCGGCATGGAAGTCATCTACTCCCTACTATCTATTAAACTATCTCATTATAATAAAAAATTTCAATTTTTTTATTTAATGTATTTAAAAATGCACCGATAATAAAATTGATATGGTTATAAAGAAAGATACAATCCTCTTCATTCCTAATCCATCTCACTACCCTCCTGATTGCAGTC